CCTTACACTTGGACCTTTTCTGGTGACACTGGTGTAGGTACTGGTGCAGGTAGGATAGTTGTTACTGAGTACGCAGAGTACACTGGTCCCAGTATGGACAATCCTCTTTAACTTGTCTAAGTCAATGGATAAAGCGTGTGGGTTAGTCGATGGAGATATCCTGGTTTATCGTGTCGGATTCTCTGTCGATGACCCTGCAGAGGAGAAGTTTGCAATATCTCGCATGGGTAACTTTGTTGAGAACTTAATAAGATTAAAAGGTATTGATTCTTATGAAGGTTATTTAACAGGGAAGACCAACTATAGATCAGAGATTGCCACCGAACAACCTTATAAGGGGAATCGTAAAGATGCTAGAAAACCTGTACATTACGATACTCTGCGTGATTACCTTATATCTAAGTGGGGTTTTATAGTCATTGAAGGTCAAGAAGCTGATGATGCAATGGGAATCAAAGCGTATGAATTACCAGAGGATTCTAGTTGCATAATGACCATTGATAAAGATTTAGATATGATCCGAGGTTGGCACTACAACTTTGTTAAGCGAGATTTATATTATGTTACTGAAAGGGAGGCTATAAAGAATTTCTATCTTCAGTTACTTACTGGTGATCGTGTTGATAACATTCCAGGTCTTAAAGGTATTGGTCCAGTAAAAGCCAATAAAATTCTTGAGAACTGTACAACTGAGAAAAGTCTTTTCAAAGCTGTGAGTGAAAAATACGATCATGACCTTGATAAAATAACAGAGCGTGGAAGGTTATTATGGATAAGAAGAAAAGAGAATCAGCTCTGGCAGTTGCCAAACACTTCACAATAGTTTATGTGCAATGGGTCGATGCTGTGTCTGACTGTGGTTGGGATGAAGAATCAAAAGCAGAAGTACATCCATGTCTAAGCATAGGATTTATAGTTGATGAAACGCCAGATGCTATTTGTCTTGCAGCAGCTATATCACATGAGCAGTCCAACTCTAGGATACATATTCCTAAAGGATGGATTAAAAGTATTAAGAGAGTTACACTAGATAAATTCTTAAACATAAGGAGAAGCCCATTAAAACCCAAAGCGCAAAAGCAAAAGGCAGGAAACTCCAGCAATGGTTCAGAGATGCAATCCTTGAAGTCTTTCCCTTTTCCAAAGACGATGTAAGGTCCACCAGTATGGGAGCTGCTGGTGAGGACATCCTGTTCTCTAAGGAAGTAGGTGACCAGCTAGGGATATCTATTGAGTGTAAGTCAAGAGAGTCAATGGCTGTCTACTCTTTCTACTCTCAAGCAGATGACAACTGTCCTGAAGATAGAGAGCCTGTTGTTGTCATTAAACAAAACAAGTCTGCACCTCTTGTTGTGGTTGATGCGGTGTACTACTTATTACTCTTGGAGAAAGCTTATGAGCAATATCAACACTAAGGATTACTTATACCAATACACTATTAAATTAATTAGAGAAGCTTTTAGAGAAGGTGGATCAAAGGAAGGTCTTTATAAAAGATACACCTATAAAGAACTTAAAGAACTTAACAAAAGAAGTATGGAGAAATCTATATGAGACACTTAGTTATACCTGACACACAATGCAAACCTGGTAACTCATTCGATCATTTAGAGTGGGCAGGTAAGTACGCAGTCAAGACTAAGCCTGATGTTATCGTTCACTTAGGGGATCACTGGGATATGTCAAGCCTTAGTGTTTACGACATAGGTAAGAAGTCTTTCGAAGGTAGGACATACAACCATGACGTTCAAGCAGGTAACGATGCTATGGATGTGTTCATGAAACCTATCATCGAAGAACAGAAGAGACAGAAAGAAAACAAAAAGAAAGTATGGAAGCCTAAGAAAGTATTCCTTATAGGTAACCATGAGTATCGTATTGATAGAGCAATAGAATCAGATAGAAAGTTAGAGGGTCTGGTAGGTTATAATGATTTCAATCTAAAGAAACATAACTGGGAAGTGCATAACTTTTTAGATGTAGCCATTGTAAACGGTATTGCTTATAGTCATTACTTTACATCTGGTGTTATGGGTAGACCAGTCAGTAGCCCTCACCTCATGCTACAAAAGAAACACATGAGTTGTATCATGGGTCACGTTCAAGACAGAGGTATCTCTTACAGCAAGAAAGCTGATGGCTCTAGTATTACTGGATTGTTTGCCGGTATCTTTTACCAACACGATGAGGAGTATTTAAACCCTCAGACTAACGGTAGCTGGTCCGGTATCTGGATGTTGAACGAAGTAAACAATGGTAGCTTTGACGAGATGCCCGTATCAATTAACTACTTGAGGAAACAATATGGAAATTAGTGAGACACTAACAACAAGAGAAGGACAGTACGGAAGATATGAAATAGTTAGTCAGATCAGTCAAGACATAAAGAAAATCATGAGGCAGTCACCTAACTACTACATCATGCCTGACTATGCTCGTGAAAGTTTAGACATGATTGCTAATAAGATGGCACGTTTACTTAACGGTGACTTTATGCTGAACGATTCATGGCATGACATAAGTGGTTACTCTGCATTAGTTGTTATGACTAATGAAGACAAGGAGACTAATGATGAACTTGACGCTTGTTGAACTTAAAGAAAAATTATCAGTGCTGGATGAGACTGTAATATTAGAGTTACTAGACTTAACTACTGTTGACATCTTGAACAGATTTGAAGATATTATTGAAGAAAATTACGACAAACTTATTGAGGAAATATAATGGATTTTTACCAGGAATACATAGCTAAAAGCAGGTACTCACGATTCTTAGAAGAAGAAGAACGCAGAGAGAATTGGTTTGAAACAGTTGATAGATACATGGACTTCATGAAGAACCATCTAGAGACTAAGATGAATTACACGATACCTATGCAGACAGACTCAGAGCTGCGTGAGGCTATTAAGAACTTAGAGATAGTACCTTCTATGCGCTCTATCATGACAGCTGGTAAAGCCCTTGAGAGGGACAACACAGCAGGTTACAACTGTGCCTACCTACCTGTTGATGATCCTAAGTGCTTTGATGAGGCGATGTACATACTACTGTGTGGCACTGGTGTTGGCTTCAGTGTTGAGAAGAAGTACGTTGACAAGCTACCTGAAGTACCACACATGATGTTTGAGTCAGACTCTACTGTCGTGGTATCAGACAGCAAGGAAGGATGGGCTAAGGCATTACGTCAAGTCATAGCCCTGTTGTACTCAGGTGAAGTACCTAAGTGGAACACAGATAAGGTTCGTCCTGCAGGTGCTAGGTTAAAGACATTCGGTGGTAGAGCTAGTGGTCCTGGTCCTTTACATGAACTGTTTGAGTTTGTTGTTCGTAAGTTTAAGTGTGCCTCTGGGCGCAAGCTCACCACACTAGAGTGTCATGATATCATGTGTAAGGTAGCAGAGGTTGTGGTAGTAGGTGGTGTTAGACGTTCAGCCATGATATCACTGTCTGACTTAGAAGATGACAAGATGCGTAACGCTAAGACAGGTCAGTGGTGGGAAGCTAATCCTCAACGTGCGTTAGCTAACAACTCTGCTGTGTATGCTCGTAGACCTGATGTTGGTCAATTCATGGACGAGTGGAACAGCCTGTATCACAGCCACTCAGGTGAGCGTGGTATCTTTAATAGAGAGGCTGCTCAGTTTCAAGCAGGTAAGAATGGACGTAGGACTACTGAACCAGAGTTTGGAACTAACCCTTGCTCTGAGATTATCCTTAGACCTTATCAGTTCTGTAATCTATCTGAGGTTGTCGTTCGAGAGAGTGATTCGATCTATGATCTTGAACGTAAGGTAAACCTAGCTACAATACTGGGAACCTATCAGTCTACAATGACACACTTCCCTTACCTCAGAAAGATATGGAATCGCAACACTGAGGAAGAAAGATTGTTGGGTGTCTCACTGACTGGTATCCTTGATAACAAAATACTTGGAGATACTATTGTTCAAACTAAAACTCTTCTTGAAAAACTTAAGATGGAAGCTGCAGAGACAAACAAACTTCTCGCAGGCGAGCTTGGCATCCCTGTGTCTACTGCTATTACTTGCATTAAACCTAGTGGTACTGTGTCTCAGCTTGTTGATAGTGCCAGTGGCATTCATCCACGCCATAGTCGTTATTATATCAGACGTATTCGTGGCGATAAGAAAGACCCTCTTTCCACCTTCATGATGGAGCAAGGCATACCCTTTGAGGATTGTGTCATGCGTCCTGAGTCTACTACTATCTTTAGCTTCCCTAAGAAAGCACCACACAATGCACTACTGCGTGAGGACTTGACTGCAGTCCAACATCTGGACTTATGGATGATGTATCAGCAACATTGGTGTGAACACAAACCTTCAGTGACTATCTCAGTCAATGAGGACGAGTGGGTTGAGGTTGGTGCGTGGGTGTGGAAGAACTTCGATGATGTATCTGGTGTCAGCTTCTTACCCTACGATGGAGGTACTTATAAACAGGCTCCATACGAGGAATGCAGTGAGGAAGAGTATAAAGAATTGTTGCATAAGATGCCTCAAGAGATTGATTGGGACAGTCTCATCGAAGTGGATGATAATGTCGAAGGTGCTCAGCAGTTGGCTTGCTCTGCTGGAGTCTGTGAAATTTAACGATGCCTGATCCTATCTTACTAGCGTCCTTGTTTGAGTTTCTAGCTCTAATCTCTTGCTACCCACAAGATGCTGAGTTCAAGCAAGGCGTTAGTAATTATTTCCAAGAAGGTACTATAACACTAACACCTGTTGCAATGACTAAAGATTATGTTATAGTTCATGAGTTGTTTCATTATTGTCAGTGGGATAGGGATGGTAATGCAAAGAACTGGAGTGAGTGGCGGTTAAGAGAAAGAGATGCAAAAACAGTTGAGTACATTTATTTAAACAAATAGGAGAAACTTATGGAAACATTATTACCGTTGACATTCTTTACGTTAGGATTACTAGTGTTCCTAGTAATAGCGAAGATAGTGCCTCTAGTATTCCCTAAAGTATCCGGTAATGAATGGATAATTATATGGGGTCTCGGTCTACCTATCCTATTTATCTATAGCTTTAGGATACCGATCGAGCTGGCTTGGCAGAATATATTTAATCTTTCTTATTAATTAACTCAAATAGGGTGCGAACTTTATCTTCTAACACAGATATCCTCGCCCCTATTTCTGCTTTCCAAGTGATAGCCATGAACACTACCAGCAATAGTCCTGAGATGATCTCCCAGAAGTTGATGATGAAGTTCTCCATTATTTAATGAATTTCCTAGCTCTCTTCAGAGTTGCCTCATCTGGGTTAGTATGGTGAAGTTTTAAATAGATATCCATCATAGCGTCATTAACTTCTTGTTTACTGCTATTAGGGTCTAATAACTTTTTGAGGTATTTATCACTCCCTTCTTTCTCCATGATATCACCTAAAAATAATATAGTTTGTTTCTCAGCGCTTAATTCTCCTACCTTACCTGTTTTAGCTACTTCATCAAGCCAATCAGCATTGACA